AAAACACCCGATGCTCTAATGAACGGGCAGGGCATGGTTGAAGTTATACGTAGCTGTTGTCCCAATATCAAAAATGCCTGGGCCATGCCGGCTGTGGATGTAGATGCTATTTTTATTGCCATTAGATTGGCCAGCTACGGCAGTGACATGGATATCGTTACAAACTGCGCCGACTGCGGGGAGAAGAACGAGCATACTATCAGTTTAAATCATTTGTTGGATAGTTTTAAAATTGCAGAATACAGTAAACCTGCATTTTTTGATGAATTGAAATTCAAGTTTAAACCACAGACTTATAAAAACATCAGTGACATGGGCATAATCACCTATGAAGAACAGCGTTTGGTTGACAGTATCATTCGTAACGAATCACTCAGTGATGAAGAAAAGGCCGCACGGTTTGCAGAAAGTTTCAGCAAACTCAAACAGCTAAACATAGATTCCATTGCTGTTTGTATTGAAAGCATTACCCCGGAAGGTCAGGAACCGGTCACCGACAAGAAGTTCATTGCTGAATATTTGGAAAATTGCAGTAGAGAATCATATCAAGCCATCAAAGACAAGATTGATGAAATCATAAAAGAAAACAAACTAAAACCCATGACCCTGACCTGTGCAGAATGTCAAAAGGAATATGAATCAAGTCTGGAGTTTAATCAATCAAATTTTTTCGCCAGCGGCTTTTGACCCTGGACAATGAGCAAGTCATTGCCTGGCTAGACAGCCTGGAAAAAGAGTCAAAAGCCTTAAAACGAGAAATCATGCAGTTGTGTTGGTACATGAGAGGCAGTATCTCATACACCGAAGCCATGGAACTTGCGCCATCAGAGCGAGAAATCATAGTCAAGTTAATCAAAGAGAACTTAGAAACTGCTAAGAAATCAGGAATGCCATTCTTTTAAGATCTCTAACGAGATCTGTTGTTTCGCTTGCCAGCTCACAACTGTATTTCTTCTAAGAGCGAAGCGATTATAGTTTCATCCAGATTGTTTGGTCACACTTTGCCCACACAGGGCAAAGATAGCTTCATCCGAGTCGACTCAGTCACTTAGCGTTACAACAATTACAGAGGCGGTTGTCCGATACCTCGAGTTGCGTCTTTTACAACGGCGGTCAAATACACATACGCTAACACACATATTTGACGTGCTCAATCACTTGAGCGTCTTTTTAGCCTTAAATTCCTATTCAAACAATCAAACTGCGGCAATTAGCAGTCTACATCCTTCTCGGGTAGTGATTGAGTACTCTTAACGGCGAGAGATTTACGTCCCTGTGACCCGAGGTCCAGTTTTCGTGTACACAAGATATTGGCCTGTGTGAGCCTTAACCGTTTAATTTTTTTATGTGGGAGCCATGGACACGGACACTGATTTGTCCGTTGTAGTAATCTTGGGATTCTAGCACTTTGTGTGTAAATTGTTCTCTTGCTTCGATATAACTACATTCGGCTTTAGAGCGACAGTAATACATGATTTCTCTTGTAAACTGATCTGCGCCTAATGCCGCAACATCTTTATTCAATTCTTCGTTTGAGCCATAATATGTTTGCCAGTCAGAATCAATTTTACTTCTGATCTTTTTCTTTTTCTTTGTGCCGTTTTTGAGTTTTACTACTCGATATGTTGTCTTAGAGAATTTTGCTAGTTTTTTACCTATGTATTTGCGCCCTGATACTTTATTCGTGATGACATAGACGAAGCCTACACAGTCTTCGGGAAGTTCTAAAACCGGGGAGTCTTGATAAGTCCATGTCATGCATTATAATTATGATCTTTTACCATGAAGTTGAATATTCTTGATTTACTATGTTTTTGTTACATTTTTGTTGGCATTCTTGCCATTTGAAAGCCTTAAGGTCAGTTTCCCAAAATGGGTCTGCGACTGCATCTGTTAAGGTCCTGTGATGCAGATTGAATTGGTCGGCTAGAGTCTGCCATTCGGTGTTGTGTGTGTAGCGATTTGCCACCCAACAACAAGGAAACAGCCTGCCCCTGGCGTCTATATAAATGCCTTTGTTACCAATCTCACACAAGGGCTTGACGTTGTTTTGTACTGTGACATCTCTATATAATTGTAGGTTAGTTTGTGATATTTTACTGGTTCTATTGGTAAAGTCGGTAACGTCCCGTTCAAATCTATGACTTGTGCTGACAAATCGAACGCTGGGTTGTAATGGATCGTTGTCGCCATAGCTGGGGTACACGCTACCAAACTTGGTACTGCGAGTCAGTTGGAATCGATCAACACCCAAGGACTTTGCTATTGTTTTCATACGATCTAAATGATCTTCATTAAACTTAAATGCAATAGCGACCCACACAATGGTACATGAGCTTGCGACTCTTAATGTCCGTAAACCTGCGACGATACTGTCGTGATCACTGTTTACACGGTACAAGTTGTTGCTAGGGTTGTCGTAACCGTCAATGCTGAAATGCACACTATCATTGTAGTCTAATAGTTTACCCAACTGTTGCCACCACGATGTCTTTTTATGACTACCATTTGTGATGATCACAATCTCAACGGCCTTGATGCTTTTGATATACGCAACAACATCTATTAGATCATGTGCATATATAGGATCGCCATCGTCACCGCAGAATGTAATTTTCTCCACACGAGATCTGATGAACTCGGGTGTAAAGTTACGTTTGAAAAATTCCAAATCCAACTCAGTGTTGACCAGACCATCGGGAACTTCTTGACGGGCACAGCGAGGACAGCGCAAGGTACACTTGCTACTGATTTCTATGTGAAAGTGCCAGGTTGCTAACATAGTGGTAGGTCTCGTTGCCATTGTCCTGTATAGTTAGACATGTTATTGACTGTGCTACAGGTTTCTCGACAGGTGGGATTACAGGAGTCTGTGTTCCAAGTTGCTGTTATAGCATCAAAGTCATTGATGGTATTTTCGCCATAGCCCAACCAACAACAGGGATGGTACACACCCTTTGCACTGAGATATATGCTTTGATCCCGATTTCTAAAGCAATCAATGGGACCTTGTTCTACAACAGGTCGAGTCCAACCTCGGGGCGGTTGGAGCCAGTCAACGGTGGATTCGCGCTTGCTGACCTTGGCACGAAACCAACCAAAGCCCATGTCTCGGGCCAGTTGTTCACATGCTTCAACTTGATGTTCGTTGTGTTCATACACTAACATGTCCCATTGTGCATTGCCTCCAGCACGAATAAATGTTTCTGCATTACGCATCACCCTGTCCCAACTAACGTTTCGGCGATACATGTGATTGGTATCTTCCAAGCCGTCAATGCTGAATACCACATAGTCAGTGGGCCGGTGCAGTACATTGGCTAAATCAGTCCACCAGAGGGAATTTTGTAGTCCACCGTTGGTGTTCATGCCCAATACAATGCTACTGTTAACTGATCTAAAATAAGAAAAGATATCAAGTGATTCACTGTTGGCAGCCGGATCTCCGTAGTTACCGCACATGAACATTTTATCTAGTCTGTAGATAATTCGTTCGGGTAACAGACGCTTGATATCGGCCACAGTCAAACGATGTTGTATATCTTGATTGAAAGAGGAATCTGTTTCGCGGGCACAGCTAGGACAGGCCGCTTGACATACATCAGTGGGCTCTATGTGCAGTACTCTAACTGTTTCAAATAATTTCGACATCAGTGTTGTATGTTGTAAACCCGTTTTCTTTGACCACGTGCAAGGTGTTGTTTACACGCCCAGCCAATTCATCTTTATGACTTACCAACCAAATTGATTTGTTGCTGTCACGGCTCATCTTCTTTAGAATAGCCAGGCTGTTTTCAACACCGCTTGAATCCATGCCTGAATCAACCAGTTCATCAATGAACAACAGGTTGATGGGCTGATATAGGCTTTCCCATACATCACGGAACGCCCACGAAAGACTCAAGATGAGTCTATTGCGCTCACCACGACTCAAGTTGTCGAAGTCTAGATCTCTACCCAGTTCAGTGATGGCCACAGTCAAGTCGTTGTTAAATTGCACAGTATGCGGAAGTCCAATGCGATCTAAGTATTGCCCCAATCGTGCATTCAAATAACTTAGGTTTTGATCAATTATACGTTTGCGAATAAACGAATCTTTATTGGTCAACAGTTTGAGCAAGAACTCTTGGTGTTCCTTTAGGCTTGTCAACTCATTCATTGTGCCAAAGTCAATTTGTTCCAGTGCCTGTTCGCTCATCTCTCGTATCTGTTCGCTGTAAGGATCCGCCTCGGCTTCTTTGGCCGACAACTGTGCCAGTATACTGGCCATGCTACTACGATGTTCAAATGCATCACTTTCACGATCATAGAACACAACAGGTTGTGCGCCCAATTCGCCTAGAGCTTGTAGTGCATCAGTATGCTCTATCCACTGCCCGTTTGTGGCCAATGCTTGTAGTGCGGCTTCTTGTAAATCTTTTTTCTTTTGTGCCAACACAGCTTGTTGTTTTTCATCGTGGAATCCTTGTCCACAAGCATGACAAGTATGATTTTCTAAACTGGCAATGTCAGCCTTTAACTTTTCAATAGTTTTGGTTTCTCTAGCCTCATCCAGTTCACAACGCCGGACCCAGTTGGTTAATTCTTTGATCTGTTTTGATTTTTCGTTATATTCAGACAACAACAGATGTGCGCTCAGTTCTGATTCGATGTCCAACTTGCTTAGTTCATCAAATGCCGACTGAAATTTATCAACATCCTCGTTGTGTTTGGCCTGCCACATGCGTTGTCGTCTACGTAGATTTTCAATTTGTTCTTCTATGCGTCGGTTGGCATCGCCTACAGCTTTGATACGAAATTCTTCGGCAGTGATGGCATCTTTTGTGGCTTTGCCTAGTTCTTTGAGACGTTCGGCTTTTTCACTCAGTAGTGTGATGCCCAACAACTGCTCAATGATAGTTCGTTGATCGTTGGCTTTCAAACTAAGGAATGGTTCTGTATAGGTATTAAGAGCCACAATGTGTTTAAACATGTCGTGACTCATGCCCAGCATGCGTTCAATCTCTGCTTGGGTCTCCCTCGAATCTCCTTGGCTATCGTCTGTGATTTCTTTTTCGTTTCCGCCGATCCAGAACTTCATTATGCCGGGCTTGCGTCCACGCTCAATACGATAATCCGTGCCATTGACTTCAAAGTCAATACAAACCAACATGCCCTTGTTGTTGGTCTTGTTGATCAAGTTGTCTTTCTTGATGTTGGTAAGGGCGTTGCCGTAAAGGGCATAGCTCAGAGCATTAATTATGGTTGTCTTCCCGGTCCCGTTACGAGCTCCTGAGTCATCGCCCCCTAGGTCTAAGTTTTCACCCAACACCAAGGTCAAATCCTTGCGATCAAAATTAACGGCCTGCGTGGCATTGCCTACACTCATGAAATTCTTCACGGTAAGATCTTTAATCTTAAAAGTCATTCTTTATATTGCCTCATTATGAGTTATTATATAGGTTATGCGGGACTTCCGCAATAGTTCATGCAGAATAAATGCACCGAATCAGGATTATCAAGTTGGGACGATATATCCATCAGTTGGCTTGGATCATTGTTTGCGTGACGATGATTAAAGAAACAGCACATGCTCACAGTACCATTGGCATTTACATACAAGCTGGGCAACTCCAAATGAATACAATCTTTTTTATCAACTCGATTTTTTACAAATGTCAACGGATTGTACTCGGTATTCCGACTCCACGGCTGTATATCAACTGGTGCGCCTGTTCTATAGTCCCGAGCACTAAAGTTTGTACGCACACGCCGATACAATTCAAACTTTTTAAATCCCATTTTTTGACTAAGACGTAAACAGTCTTTGATCTGATGTTCGTTGTGTGCAAACGGTATAAACTGCCAAGTGGCATGTCCGCCTGCTTCGATAAATGCTGTTGCATTGCGAATGATCTTTTGCCAATCTGTGCCTTGTCTGTAGGTATGATGTGTATCTTCCAGGCCGTCCAGGCAGAACCAAACATTATGCTGGTGACCTGCCAACAGCTTGGCATAGTCTTGCCACCATTCTTCATTGCGCAGGCTACCGTTGGTTTTTACTATCACAGTTGGTATGCGTTGTTTAGCAATCTCAGTTAGTTCTACGATGTTTGCGGCAGCAATGGCATCACCAAACGTGCCACAAAACTCAACAGTTTCGACATTAGGTACCGATTTTAGAATTTCTACTAGCCTCTCAGTTTTCAAGTCTTCAACAACTAATCCATCTGCCAGCCCGTATCCGTTGTTGTTTCTTGGACAACCGGGACACCAGGCATTGCACTTGCTAGAGGCTTCGATTTGTAGCCATTTAACTGTTGATAAGTCTATCATCAAAGATTGCGGTAAATGTCCAACAACAAGTTTTTATTAAACTTGTCGCTTTCAATACTGCTGAGTTGTCCTGTGACAATTTGATCAACACTTTCAAACGCAATATTGCCCTGTATTTGGTATTCGGTCAAGTCGGTTATCTTGGCCGGGATCAGTGTAATTTCTCGTAACCGGTATTGATCGATAAAAGTTTCTTTGATAAAGGTGGCTTCTTCATAACTGATGTCCACATCCAAGTTGACACGACAATGCATACCAGGTTGCAACATCACTTCTGTGTGCTGTAACACATCACTGAGTTGGAACACACGATAACGGGGTTGATCAGGCCATGCATGATGTACCGGCTCTCGGCCCCACTCTAATATCATCAAGCCACGGTCGTCATCGCCGGCATCAGCATAGTTGTGCGGAAAGCAATTGCCGATGTAGGTGATATTCTTTTGTGTTTGGCGTTTGTGAAAGTGTCCGGTAAACACATGATCAAATCCGCCAAAGTGTTCTCTGCGCACATCACCATGCTCGGGCATGGCCACCATGGCGTTCATCAAGTAGCCTGGCAACTCAAAGTGCCCAAACATGTATTTGGCAGAAAGTTTGGGAATTCGTTTGTGATCATCTCCGACAAGCCAAGGAGCAATAACCACATCACCATCAGAAAACCAATCGTTAACAATTTGAACATTCGGGAGGTGACGAGCCCATTCAACCGATTGAATATCACGTTTATCACGATAATACAAATCGTGATTTCCAGGGATAAAATAAACACGTTCAAAATTGTCATTCAGATGCTCCAGAGCTCGTAAACTGTAGTTGAGTGTGACAATGTTGATGGCCGCACGGTTGTTGTGCCAATCGCCTAGGAACATGGCCGTTTCACAGCCCTCTTCTCGCGCTTTGGCAGTGGCCCATTTAACGAAGTTCAAACAGTCATCATTGTGACTGGTGCTGTTTGATTTCAACCCAAAGTGAATGTCAGTGAAGACCGCGGCCTTCTTAAAAAGGTTACTCATATAGATCTATTATAACAGAAATTACACAGCAAGAGCAACTGGTAATTTACTCATCAGTGTCGTAACCGCCACTGGAGAATCCACCGCCCATGCCCTGTCGTGTGTAACTTGGCGTTAACCCGTTCATCTCCAAGATATCATCACGCAGGTTTTGACTACGCTTTTCGATATTCAAGACACGAGTAAAGCTATTAGTGATAGCGGCAGTATAATACGCAAAAGGGTTCTGCGATTTTGATTCATCGAATTGCAATCCGATTTGGCTGAGTTGCAAGAGTGCTTGGCTTCGCATTTCATCATTGTAGGTGTATCCTCTCCAGTTTGATCTTGTGGCATAACGCTCGCACAGCTTCATAAACATGTGTGCCAGTTTCTTGGTCATGGTGCCGTGATCCTTACTGAACTCCCCAGTGATCAAATCACCTTTCCAATGACTTTTGCCAACCACATAGGGTGTGCCATCTTCCACAACCTTGTAGTGAAAAAATGGAGGAAAGTTACATTTGGTATACTTGGTGGGCGCCTTGACCACATCCGGATCGTCATACTCAGTAAGCAGTAGATCTTCTTCGGGCTCTTCTATAACGACAGCACCTTTTTTGACCTTGGGCGCGGCAGCCGGCACATGTTCCCAGGTCATGACTCTAAAAACCACTGATTCGGCCGGAACATCTTTGAGTTTGACTTCAAAATCTTCCAGTTTCTTTTTGTTTGCTTTTACAGTTTCCCCTGCATTGGCTTCTTCAAATGCCAATTTGGTCAAGCGTTCTGCACGATTTCTACGGGCCTGCATGATATTTTTCTTGTTGATTTTATCCACATCCAGCAAAATCATGTCATAATCGGCGTCGGTAGAATTCAAGAATGTGCAGTAAGTGGTCTTGCTACGATGTATTTCTTTAAGAATATCTTTGTTGTTTAAGTAATTTTTTACTTTGATTGGTATTAATGTTTCCACAAAAAGCGGTTCCTTTACAGTTAGCGCATAGTAACATATTTACTTACAAAGTGTCAACCTTTATCTGTTTACAAATCTTTATAGTAGCCTATTTTGTCTACCCATAAATATTGTATTAAGGATTGATGCATGGGATTATTCGACGCAGTAGGAAGTCAACTGGGTGGGCAAGCACTAGGTGATGTTACAGGTTCAGCAGGTCGCTTGGCCGTGGCCGGCCTGATCCCCGGCGGCAGTATCCCATTCAAAATTGGTGGAGCCAAGGTCAATATCAATCTCAACGGTGGTGCACCAGACTGGCGTCTGCGTGTTAGCCTGGCAGAATCCGCTGACTATTTCTACAAAGCACAAAGTCCAGCCGACCGTGGCATAATGAGCCCTTTGTTTGGCAGTGCCACACAAAACGGCGTGATATTTCCCTATACCCCGCAGGTACAAGTAACGCACACAGCCACGTATAGCCAACAAAAATTCACGCACAGCAACTACCCAGGTTACTATTATGAAAACTCGGAAGTGGCCGCAATATCCATCACAGGCGATTTCACTGTACAAAACACCATAGAAGGCCAATACCTGATGGCGGCCATCACGTTCTTTAGATCTTGTACCAAGATGTGGTTTGGTGCCAGCCAGAGTCGACAAGGCTTCCCTCCTCCCATGGTGTTTTTAAACGGCTACGGAGAAAATTATCTTCCCAATGTACCCTGTGTTGTTACCAGCTTCAGTCATACCATGCCCAGTGATTGCGATTACATTGATGTGGCCACAGTGATCCCGGGTGGACCCGGCGCAGGCGGCATTGGATCATCCATCAGCCAGGCCGTGGGCGGCCTAATGCAAGGCGGCAGTCTTGGCAGCGTGACTGGAGCATTGACCGGCGGCCTGCAAAGTGCAGTTGGTGCCACACTGGGAGCCAGTGGTGCTGGCATTGCCAGCCTACTGGGTGCAACAGGCAAAGGTTCAACACGCTTGCCAACCAGTAGTCAAATAACTGTGGCATTGCAACCAGTGTATAGCCGCAAGGCCGTGTCGGGATTCAATCTTGATGATTTTGCCAAAGGCAACATGATTGGCAAAAACAGCAAGGGAGGATTTATTTAATGGCCAAATATACCAGATATAGCCCTTACTATGCCACAGACAGTTTTGGTAAATTCTTAGATGTCATGACCGACCGTAAAATTACTGCTCGGGCATCCGATGTACTTTATACCATTGACAAAGTGTACGAGAATAGACCCGATCTATTGGCATTTGACTTGTACGGCAGTTCTTCGTTATGGTGGGTATTTACACAACGCAACCCCGATGTTATTCAAGATCCCATATATGATTTTCGAGCCGGAAGAAACATTTACATTCCTACCAAAGATCAATTGAATTCAGACCTGGGAGTGTAAACCATGGCACTAAGTCCTGCTGACAATCTCAAATTTGCTGAACAGGCCCTGGCCGTTGATCAGCAAAGGCTGATGAACCTCACAGCTCAGCGACATGCAATTGCAGCCAATGGTGGAGATACAACTCAAATTGATTCTGCCATTGCAAATCTTAGAGAAGATGTGGTGGCAGGTCAAGAGGATCTAATAAAAGCTCAAGCAGATGTTGAAGATCAAAAAACTGCTGAAGCTGGTGATACTGCCGGCGACACAGTGGAAAACACCGAGCAACAGGCCGGCGAACCATTGGACAGCAATGAAAAATCAAATCTAGAAAATAAAGAACAACCGGGTGATAGCCCCGATACAGCGCCTGCCAATGACAATGGCGGCGCAACTGATTCCAATCCAGAACAACGGACGGAACCGGTGATAGAAAAACCCACCACTGTGAGTGCCACAGCAGTTCCTTTTGCCGGCAATCCCGATGATGAAGAAATAGCCAAGGGCAAGGCCGAGAAACATAATAAATCTGCAGTGGGCGCAAATAAACAGGTTCCGGTGTACATTCCTAGAGACAATCCCCTACACCAATATGCCACCTACACTTACAGTATAGCCTTGTACATATTGAGTTCAGAAGATGTCAATCTACTAACATCAAACCCGTCGGCCTGGAAACCCAATTCAATCACAGTCAAAGGTCAAACTGTCAACACCTGTTTGATTGCCAGTGGCGGAAAAAATGCAGGGCAATACAAGCGCAATTCAAACTTTACCGATGACTTTTATTTTGACAATTTAAAAATGACCACGGTCATAGGCATGAACAGTCGTAGCAAATCTACCAACGCTGTTGAAATTGGTTTTGGAATCCTAGAGCCCTATGGCATGAGCCTGTTGGACCGCATAATTGAAGCGGCCGCTGATGTGCAAGCACCCAATTTCAAAGCCATGCCTTACCTGTTAGAAATTGAATTTTATGGGTACGATGACAATGGCAAGCAGATATTAATTGAGAATCAACGCAAACGTATCCCGATACAAATTATTGAATTAAAAATCAAAGTGGGCACCAAGGGTGCAGAATATGCTGTCAAAGCTGTGCCATGGAATCATCAAGCACTGAGTCAAAGTGCGGCCAGCACACCCATCAACATTGAGGTCAAGGCCGGCACTGTGGAGGAATTTTTCCACAACAATTTGGCTGATCAATTGGCAGTTGCTCAACAAGATGCAGACAAGGTTGCGGCAACTTCAAAGGCTCAGCGCAAAGAGTCCGATCTCAAGGCCGCAGAAGACGCTGACAGAAAATCACGTCAAGAGGAAAGCGACAGGAACTACAGAGCTGTCAGCGAAGATCCCGGAGCCACTCCCAAGGTCAGCCCGTCGGTGCGCAAGCCTGAAGACCAAACAGAACTCAGCAAATTACACGGTGTGGTCAATCGTGCGTTTGCAGTCAGCAGTTATTGTGGTGGAGTCAATGCCTGGTTCAATGATCTAGTGCTGAAAAAACTACGGGGCACACGTGATCAAATCATGTTTGATGTTCACCCAGACATTGCCAAAACTAAAATTGTGGTACCCGATCAGAAAGACATCACCAAGTCAGCCACACGAGATGACAAACCAGTTGATGCCGCGGCAGCCGCTGCCAAAGATGCCAACCGTGTGTTTACAGATGCACAGGCATTTCCCATCAGCTCGGGCACCAGTGTAACACAGGTCATTGACATGATCATGCGCAACAGCGAATACATTACCAGTCAAGTCAAGGATCCCAAAAATATGACACCACAGGACCTGGCTGAAAAAGAAGGTCGACCTTTGAAGTGGTACAAGGTCGTTCCCACAGTGAAAGTGGCAGATTATGATTATGCATTGAACAAGTTCAGTACCATTACCACGTATCACATCATGCCTTACATTGTGTATGACAGCAAACATCCGCAAGGACCCGTGGCACCACCACAAGGAGCCATGAAACAGTACAACTACAGTTACACCGGTAAAAACGTCGACATATTGGATTTCTCCATTGATTTTGACACACTATTCTATACTGCTGTAACAGCAGGAGCCGCAAAATGGCAATCAGACATAGCCATTGAAGCAGCCAAACAACAAAGTGATACCGCTGAACATATTGCCAACGAAAATCCAGAGTTTGCCAAGGAATTGGTAAACAGGCAATTGCGTCTAGTTCCGGAGCTGCCACAAACCGGCGGCAGTGGGGCCAAGACAGATGTAAAACAAGTGGCTGCCACAGACATACAAAAAGGTCAGTACAGCAATAGCCGTGGCGACATGTTGAACTTAAAGTTGAAGATCATCGGTGACCCTGAGTTGATCAAACAAGATGATATCTACACAAACCCCAGTCAAGGCGGCTACGACAAACAGATCAATACCACAGGAGTCATGAGCGACAATGGTAGTGTGCCCATGGACAATGGCGAAGTCATGTGTGAAGTCACATTCAAAACCATACTGGACATGGACGATACCAAAGGCACACCGGATAAAAATCCCAAGTATGAAAACAACAGCGTGTTCTCGGGTGTGTACAGAATCTTAACAGTGGAAAATGTGTTTCAAAATGGCAAATTTGAACAAACAGTGGACATGGTGCGCATGCCCGACACAATAAACAATGCTACCAAAAATGCCGGTGCAGGCAAGCCGGTAGACAACAGCCAATCCATGTCAGTGGCTGCCAATGACGCCAAACAGGCCACCGCAGTGAGAATGCCTGAAACAGCATCAATTGCAATTCCCAACTACCGTCCGGTTAACATTGATTCTCTCAAGCCCAAAATTGAAGCAACAGCGGCTGCCTTGTTGGCGTCACGGCAAGACGAGGGACTACCAGACCCGCGTGACGAAACATCAACCTTTGATGAATGGGATCTGGCAGAATATACCGTTCCCGAGGCAGCACCGGTGTTAAATATCGATGACTATGTGGCACAAGAATCAACTGACCCTGAATCACCTGTGCCACGTAGTTTTTTCACTAGCACAATATCATAAGGACTACCAATGGATCCAAGACTAGGAACTAAACTACCAGACTACGCCAATCAAGACAAAGTCGGTGGTATGAAGTTTGACAAGTACATATATTCTGGCATTGTCAAACTGAATGTGGACCCTTTGCGCATGGGACGTTTGCGTGTGTGGATCGCCGACATGGGCGGCAATGAAGATGATGCAAATAATTGGCGTTGGGTCGCCTACGCCAGCCCCTTTTACGGACATACCACGCAGAATCAAAATATCAAAACCAATTCCTACAAGGCCACAGAAAGCACCTACGGCATGTGGATGGTGCCACCGGATGTGGGCAATACTGTGCTTTGTTGTTTCATCAACGGCGACCCAGGTCGCGGTTATTGGTTTGCTTGTGCAACTACTCCCAAGATCAGCCACGGCATGACACCTGGCATGGGACAGTACACAGACAACAAGGAAAAAGGCACAGTAGAAAGTCCTTTGGTTAGAGCTGCCATAGATCGCGCAGAACCCACATTTCTTCCCACAGCAGAATTTAACGAAAATGTCAAAGCCAACAAGACTGGCGGCTTTGTAAACAATAGATTCCCCATACATGAACCTCAGGCCGAAGTGTTGATTAACCAAGGTCTAGACACAGATCCTGTGCGTGGTGCCACTAGTACCAGTAGCATGCGTGAAGCTCCCAGTAGTGTGTTTGGCATCAGCACTCCGGGCCGCCCGGGCGACAACAACAAAGTCGTTCCCAAGTATCGTGCTGGTGGACATACCTTTGTCATGGACGATGGAGACTCCACAGGAACAGATCAAATGATTCGTTTGCGAACAGCAGGCGGCCACCAGATATTGATGAACGACAGTGAGCAGGTTTTATATATTGCCAACAGCACAGGAACAGCCTGGATGGAATTTGGCAACAATGGACAAATTCACATGTATGCCAATCAAGGATTCAATGTGCGAACCGATGGTGATATCAACATGCACAGCAAGCAAAATATCAACATACAGGGAGATGAAGTACGTATCAAAGGCACCAGCAGAGTAAATCTAGAAACAGCGGCCATGGCTGTACGTGCTTCCAATAAATTACACATGTACAGTGGCAAAGTTGACATTGGCAGCACCGGTACCATGAGCCTTACAGCAGCCGGCACATTGGGTGTAGCATCAAAAGCTGAATTGAAGTTGGTTGGCGATTATATTAGACTCAACGACGGTGCAGTGGCCACTGTGGCCGATCCTGGATTTGTCACAGCCAACCAGTTGGTACAAACCACCAAAACAGCAAATCAACTGTATCAATCCAACCCTGCAGATTCCCCAGATCATTTAGAAAGCATAGTCACTGTTGCACCCGACCACGAACCTTGGCCACGCAACACCAGCCCTATTCCCATTGTACAGATAGTGATCACCGACGAGGGTGGTTCACAAACAATTTCTGCATTGGATGTACAAGTGGCTCCAACATCAGGTATTTGTGCAGACACGCCACCCGGTACCGGCTCTGGAGCATCAAACTCACCAAGCGGAGCAGGCCCACTGGGAGATACCATTGCCAACTACGAATCTAGTCCAGCTGGATACAATGCATTCAATAGAGGCTCAAGTCCACCCAAAGGTACAGGTAGTCCCTATGAGTCCATGGACATAGTCAACATGACTGTACAACAAATTTTAGATCTAGGCAATTTACCTCAGACCTCAGACAATGCTTCTAAGCGATTGTTTGCGGTGGGACGTTATCAATGTATTCCCACAACACTGGCAGAGGCAGTTAAAAAATTAGGTATAGATAAAAATTCTAAATTTAGCATAGAACTACAAGACAAAATATTTGTCAATCATCTATGCAAAATTGGTTCGCTAAGAGCATACCTGGATGGCAATAGTGCCGATGATTCGGCAGGATTGATAAACGCGGCCAGCACAGTGGCCGGTATATGGGCATCGGTAGAAGATCCCAAATTGGGACGTGGACGTTATGATGGAGTGGGCACAAACACAGCACATTGTAAATCTGCCGAAATACAAGCCGCACTAAAAAAACAGTATGCCTTTTTAAGAAAAGGTTCTGTAGTTTCCGGCTCAGGATCCGTAATAACCGACGGCACAGGTGTTCCGATTAAATCAGGAGGTATAGCCTCCGATGATTCGGGATTACAGGCCTGTGCCGGCAAAGAAGTAACACAAAAAGCTCCGTACGAAACCATGAGTACCAGCAAGGTTTCAGTCAACGGCGATCTAGTGGGACGAGGAACACCGGGCGATAAAAACAGTATACCAGGTTTGACAGCCAAGCAACAAAAGGCTCTGATAGTTGAAATCGGCCATGCAGAAAGTGGTGGCAAAATTGATTACAAAACCACCGAGCGTGTGGGCAAGTATGCCATCAATGCTGTTCTACTAGCCGAGTACGGTTATATTAAAAACGATTATCTGAGCAAGTACAAGCTGGATGCCATCAACCATGACGCTGCCTGGGCCGGCAAAGACGCAATACGCAGTCTTGATGATTTCTTAAAATCAGAAACTGCTCAAGATATCTGTATGATTAGCTTTGTCAAAGATGCCTATGCCAAGTTATGCAGTAGCCGAGGAATTTGGTTTGATGACAGCATCTGCGTGGCCGGCGGCATGATATATGTAACTTACTTTTTCCGTGATCAAACGCAATCATTTGGCAGTGATGTCAATGCAATGATCACTGCGGCCAACAACTGGCGTAAACAAAATGTTGGGCGAGATAAATCAGGTGCAACACCGCATGATGTATACAATCGCGGCCGCTACGCCATAGACTTGCTGAGTCAGGTAGGCAGTACTGGTGCGGTTGTTAGAATAGCCGACCAGCGAACCAACAGACCAACCACCGGCGCTGCCGTGGTAAACAAACCTTCAGTGGACATTGATCCAATTGATGTGTTGGTCTTCACCACCAGATCTGGGGATCGTGCGCACTTTGATGCGGCCACAAGCGAGTTTCAAGATGCCATACTGCAAATGGCGCAAGATTATAAAAAACAAACTGGAAAGAAAGTCACTGTGTCCAGCACAGTGCGCACACAACAGGAACAACAGGCAATATACGACGGATGGGTCAGTGCAGGCGGTCATTTGCCTGACAGGCCCACAGTCAATGTGTCTCCGTACGGCAGCATCAGTAGACCAGTTGCAAAGGTTGGTGTACACGGTCACGGGCAAGCCATGGATATTTCTCCGCCGCAGGCCGCAGAATTGGAACAAATGGGACTGTTGGCCAAATATGGACTTTACAGATTTGATCCCATCGGAGATCCGCCACACGTACAGCCTAAAAAATCCCTGGCAGAACTTACCAGTGGCCCAGTTATACAAAAAATATAACATAAGAAAGAGTAAATACTAGTATGGCAATCTATCGTGGGTTCAGCACAATTGGTCAATCTAAGAAATTTAGAGCCACAGATGCGGCCCTAATCAAACAGGATCTAGTCAATCATTTCAACATACGCAAGGGCGAAAAACTCATGAACCCAACATTTGGCACCATCATTTGGAGCATGTTGTTTGAACCCCTTACCAACGACACCAAAGAAGCCATTGTCACAGACATCACACAAATCATCAACTACGATCCCAGAGTCAATGTGAACAATGTGCAGGTCAACGAAATGGAACATGGTCTACAAGTAATTGTGGATTTGACCTATATAAACAACAATCAAAGTGATGCCCTGTTGTTGAATTTCAACAATCAAAGTCAAAAACTTACCTACGCTTAATGTAAGCCGTTTTTGTATGTGAATAAATACTACAATAAGGTATATCTATGGCTTTAACTACTCGTCAAACTAATCTGTTGGTCCAGCAGGACTGGACCAAGATTTATCAGACTTTCCAAAACGCGGATTTCACCAGCTACGATTTTGAAACGCTACGCAAGACCATGATTGATTACTTGCGTACCACATACCCCGAAGATTTCAACGACTTCACAGACTCGAGTGAATACATTGCCCTGATCGATCTTATTGCGTTCATGGGACAAAGTCTCGCATTCCGTGCAGATCTCAATGCCCGCGAAAACTTTATTGATACAGCACAACGTCAAGACAGTGTGTTTAAATTGGCACGTCTAGTGGGTTACAGTCCCAAGCGTAACACAGCCGCTCAGGGTGTATTAAAAATTGAAAGTATCAGTACCAGCGAGCAGATATTTGACAGTAACGGTACAGATTTAACCAATTTGATCATCAATTGGAACGACAGCTCCAACGAAAATTGGTACGAACAAATGACAGCAATTTTCAATGCTGGACTGGTCAACAGCCAAGTGATTGGCAAACCCGGAAGTACTGCCACGATCAACAGTATACAGACCGATACTTACAGTTTTAATATTGTTCCTGGGCAAACTCCGGTGTACAGTTTTAACGCATCAGTGGAAAATCGTACCATGGCTTTTGAAGCAGTCAGTGCCGCAACCACAGGACGCGATTACATCTACGAGCCTGCACCAGTACCAAAATCTATTTTCAACATTTTGTACAGAAATGATAACTTGGGCAATGGCAGCAACAACACTGGATTTTTTATATTTTTTAAACAAGGCAGTTTGAACAAAATTGATTTTAGCCTGGGTGAAAATATACCTAATCGTACAGTTAATATAAATTTTAACAACATTAATAATTCAGACGCCTGGCTGTATGGAACCAATGCACAGGGAGTGGCCAATCAATACTGGACACAGGTGGCCGCAGTGGCCGGAACCAACGTGGCCTATAGTCAAACAGCAAACAGATACATTTATCAGATCAACACACGGGCCAATGACCAGGTAGATTTGATATTTGGCGACGGAGTATTTGCCAATATCCCACAAGGTAACTTTACTTTTTACTATCGCCAAAGCAACGGGTTAAATTATAAAATCACGCCAGATGAAATCAGCAAGGTGAATATTCCGGTATCTTATGTGAGCCGAACAGGTCGAGTTGAGACAATGACTTTGACAGCCAGTTTGCAATACACAGTTACCAACTCCAGTTCGTCAGAAAGCCTGGCCGATGTTCGTGCCAATGCCCCGCAACAGTACTACACACAAAATCGCATGATCACCGGTGAGGATTATAATATCCTACCATTCAGCTTGTTTAATTCAGTGGTCAAAGTCAAGGCTGTGAATCGTACCAGCAGTGGTGTAAGCCGATTCCTAGATGTGTTGGATGTCACAGGCAAATATTCCAGTACCAACATTTTCTGCGACGACGGATATCTTTACAGAGACACCAACTCCACGGATTCATTTAACTTTAGTTTTTCAACCATTGGCGATGTCAATGATGTTGTATACAATCAAATTCGTCCCATATTAACAACACAAAAGTTCACACATTTTCGTTATAACACAACTCCTAGATACACATTGTCAACGGATGATGGTGGATCACTATACTGGAATAGTCTCACAGCATTTACCAATGGCGGAACTGGCCAGTTAGAAAGTTCTCCGCCCTCTTCAACCACGTCAGTGGGCACAGCACTGTCAATTGGCGCAGGCTTGGCCTCACCAACTTCGCATAGAAATATGATTAATCAAGGTGCAATGATTAAATTTACTGCACCCACTGGGTATTTCTTTTCTGCACAAAACACAATCAAAGCAGGAACAGCACAGTATCAAGGTGAGCATAATTATATCTATGCCGCGGTAATGGCAGTAAATTTAACCACTAGACAATTGACATTAAATGCTCATATACCCGATGGTGCCATTGCGTCGCAAGTGATTCCGGTGCAGGCCACAGATTTTGCTGTGGATTCTAAAGCCAATTTATACACCGATGAAGTCACGGTGTCAAGAATTTCAACGTTGATACGATCATATCAAAGTTTTGCCATCAGATATGATCTAGTCACCGGCACATTTAGAATCGTAACAGCTACCAATATCAACAGCACTGGCGTGTTCAGTTTGGACAACGCAGAAGATGCATCTGGAAAGGCATTAAATTCCAGTTGGTTAATTTTGGTCATGTACAACAACAATCAGTTCACTGTGACCAGTCGTGGATTGAATTATGTATTTGAAAGCGTGGGAGAGACTACGTTCTACTATGATACCAAACTTAAAGTATATGACAGCAAATCGGCCAAAGTACTGCAAGATCAAGTTGTTGTGTTAAAAATTAATCAAGCACCTGACAGCGCCAATGCAATTGGGCAAAATATTGTTTGGCAAATTTACAGCAATGTGATCAGCAGTGATGGTTATAAAGATCCCACTAGAGTATTAATTACATTCCCTGACAGTAACAACGATGGGGTACCAGATGATCCAGATCTATTTGATACTGTGGTAAATCCCACAGTGAATATATCAAGTAAACTGGTGTTCTTCAAACAACAAGTTGATCCAAACAATGATGCATTTATCAACACAATACCAGTGGATAAAGCCAGTATAGTGACCGACTATACAACTTTGACAGACGTTAAACTACACGGCGATGCTTATATCCCCGGACAGATATTTTATGCCACTGCTGAAGGTAAATTCTACAGCCTGGACAGCACAAACCCCACAGTGACCAGCATGTTAACAGATCATGTTGCTTACTCAGGCCGCCAACAATTGAGTTTCCAATACAAACACGTGAGTCCAAACAATCGTAGAATTGATCCTAGTCCCAACAACATCATGGATTTGTTTATATTGACCAAGGACTATTCTACCAGTTATCAGGCTTGGATACGCGATACATCAGGCACAGTGATGGAACCCACGGTTCCAACCAATGAAGAGCTATCCAGCGCCTACAGCACATTAAACAACTACAAGGCTCTCAGCGATAGCATTGTTTATAATCCAGCCACATTCAAACCTCTTTTTGGAAACAAAGCCGATGCCAGTCTGCGAGCAAAATTCAAAGTAGTTGCCAATCCAAATATTGTAACCAGCGACTTTGAAATTAAATCAGCGGTGATTGCTGCCATCAATGCGTACTTCACTGTGGACAACTGGGACTTTGGTGAAACTTTTTACTTCTCAGAGTTGAGTGCATATTTGCATCAAACATTAACTCCCATTGTTGCCAGTATTATTATTGTGCCAGCTGATCCCAGTATTCAATTTGGTGCAATGTATCAAGTCAATGCCGACAGCAACGAAATTATTACCAGTGCTGCCACAGTGAACAATGTGGAGGTAATAACTTCTATCACTGCAACCAATTTGAATCAAACAACCACCTATAATGCACAACTTGGAATATAAAATAAATGGCTGCTAATACCTCAAAATTTTTACCGTCGATATTCCAAACTGACGCCAACAAAAAGTTTTTAAATGCCACGCTAGACCAATTGACAACTGACGCTGACCTACGCAGGGTCAATGGTTATATAGGTCGTAAATTTGCACCAACTTATAAAACGTCAGACAATTATGTAACTGAGCCCACCAAAGCAAGACAGAATTATCAACTTGAACCCAGTGTAGTGGTGCAAGATAAACAGACCAACACAGTAAGTTTGTTTAGCACTTATATAGATCTAATACAGCAAATTGGTATTCTGGGCGGCAATACATCAGACCATAGTCGTTTATTTTCCAGTGAAAATTATACTTTCAGTGGCTTGTTTGATTTTGACAAGTTTGCCAACTACAATGATTACTACTGGTTGGCTCATGGACCAGACACAGTACAGGTGTATGCAGATGTGGTTGAACGACAAAAAACCTACACGGTCACAAGAAATCTCGCTGTCAGTGGATACAATTTCAGTGGCAGTGGCACAGGAGCCAATCCAACGTTAACATTAGCCCGCGGCGGAACTTATACCTTTGATGTTGACCAAGGAAGCACAGGTTTCTGGATACAATCAGAACCGGGCACTTCGGGCACACGAGCCACTCAATCAAATATTTCCACACGAGTGGTATATGGCGTGGACAACAACGGCGCCTCGGCCGGATCGGTGACCTTTACGGTTCCTCGCAAAACTGCACAAGACATTTACAGCAAAATGCCACTGGTGGCTCAAGTAGATTTTGTAACAACCTACACGTATGGGCAAATACAAAATCAATTGCTTAGTGTATTGTTGGCCGCGTACCCAGATGTATTTGATGGTGTAACCACCAATTTGAGTAACAAGACGCTGGTATTTGTTAACCCCGAACAAGGCGAGGAATTCTGGCAAACAGCAGGATCATTTGACAAAACTACTCAGGATCCTTTTACCGGCAACATGTTGTACCCAGAGCCGTTTGACTCAACATTATACGATGCAGGTTATGTTGTGGCTGAAGCCGACCGCAGAGGTGTTTGGACCATCACATTGTCGCCCACCGGCGATGGCGATTATGTGGTCAATGTGGCACCCGCAAGTGCTGTCAATGTCAATGAGCGTGTCTATGTTAAAAGTGGACTTGAGCATGCCACGCAAGAATACTATTATGATCGATTGGGCATATATCAGCTGGTGCCTGTGGTCACTGCATCTTTAGATACACTATTTTATCAAGATGGTTCTGAAACAGGTCTGGTGGGAATAATACAATTGGTTGACAGTGAAGGGTACGCAATTGATGTGGCCGGTGATATCATTGGACAAAAAGCCTATACCAGTCCCAACGGTGTGACATTTACCAATGGATTAAAAATTCAATTTGATAAAACTACAACCGATTCGGCCTATTGGTTGAATACATATTATATCGAAGGTGTTGGTAAATCTATACGATTAATTGATGCTGCCACCTTGGTCACACCCGAAGCCTATGCGGCCAATGGAATTACCACACCCGATTACATCACTATCAACCGAGATAGTGTAGATCGCAATGCCTGGAGCCGTAGCAATCGTTGGGTTCATGTGGATGTAATCAAAGCCGCCGCAGGTTATAACGCGACCACAGCTTTACCTGACCAAAATTTACGTGCTCAGCGTCCTATCATTGAGTTTGAAGGACATCTGCAATTGTATAATTCAGGTCGTGTGGCCAAACGCCCTGTTGATTTGTTGGTTGACAGCAACGCCATCACAGATGCCATGAATACTGTTGAAGGTTTTGGGCTGGTGGGCGGCAATATCAGTGGCGTGGTAAACGGAGTGACATTTACCGACGGCATGCGAGTAATTTTTGCAAGTGACTTTGATAACTCTGTGCGCAATACCATATATCAAGTTCAGGCCATTGACGTCACCAATGGTGTTACTCTTAACAGACAATTACATCTGACTCCAACTGATGATGCAGTCATCACAGAGGGGCATTGTATCACAGTGATACAGGGCACGAATGCCGGATTAAATTTTTGGTACGACGGCTCTGCATGGAATCGTGGGCAACTAAAAACATCAGTAAATCAACCACCCATGTTTGATGTGGTTGATAACAACGGTAATAGCCTAGGCAACACAAATTATTATCCAGTAAGTAGCTTTGAAGGCACACCAATCTTTTCATATACTACTGGAACAAGCACAGTAGACAAGGTACTGGGATTCCCGCTTAGTTATAGAAATTTTAACAGCATCGGTGATATACAATTTACCAACAACTTTGATGCCGACACAGTGACTTATGCCAGCGGACCCAGCACTATAACGGTGCCGATCAATTACAACTTCCTGCGACAAAACATAGATTTAACCAACTATTCTAATAGAAATATTTGGGTTAAAAACGATGAAAAAAGCAAACAGTATCAAATATTTTCTTTTGCTTACAATGGCTCAACCAACTATTTCCCTGTGGATGTGTTGCCAGAACCTGAAGCACAAACACCCTACACCAGAGTGTTTGTCAACAACCAACTATTATCGTCAGCCGACTACGAATACAAACTGGTTGGAGCTAGACAAACAGTAAGAATCAATCATACGCTGTTGGCAGCCGACGACAAGATTGATGTATTAATATACAGCAAATCATCAACTGTAACTGGTTACTACGAAATACCCAGCAACCTGGACCTCAACAGTAAAAATGCCAAATTTACATCATTGACACTGGGACAAATTAGAAATCATGTAACTAGAATTAAAGAAAATACCAAACTAGCAGTTGATGCTGGGGTCACTGAATTCAAAGGATTACGCGACATTCAGTACAAGAGCAATGGCGGCAATATTCTACAGCAAAGTGCCCCGGTGATGTACAGCAATATTTTCTTGACTGACAAGAATTTAAATTTTGCACATGCAGTTGAATATGCTTCAAGAGAATACACCAGATTTAAGAATAAATTTTTAGAACTAGCAACTAAGATAGATGAGATCAGTCCCACTGATATTGCCGGTAGTGTTGATCTAATTTTAAAAAATATCAACACAGTTAAAAATAAAACATTTCCTTGGTACTACTCCGACATGGTGCCTTACGGTGATAATAAAAATGTAATCAACTATACTGTAATAAACCCGCTGACCAAGCAGTATGAAATTACACAGGTTTTTGTTGTTTCGCAATTGAGCAATCAATCTGTGTTGGTTTATCTAAATGGCGTTCAATTGATAAGCGGGATAGACTTTGTTTTCCCACAAGATCGTAGTGCTATTATTTTTGCTGACACTGTGACATTGAACGCAGGCGATAAAATTAAAATCAACGAATATTACGACACCGATGGTTGTTTCATACCCGAGACCCCTAGCAAATTGGGGCTGTATCCAAAATTTATTCCATCGAGATTTACTGATACCAGTTATATCAAACCTGCCGCAGTGTTGCAGGGACACGACGGATCAATCACACCAGTGTTCAATGATATTCGTGACGAGCTATTATTTGAATTAGAAAAGCGTATCTATAACAATATCAAGATTGATTATGAAACACATATATTTGATCTGTACGATCATTTGCCTGGCAAGTTCCGTGATACAGATTATTCGCTGACCGAGTTCAATCAAATCTTAAGCAGTAGATTTTTGCGTTGGGTGGGTGACAATCAAGTTGACTACAGCACCAATGGATACTTTGACTCCAACAACGCATGGACCTGGAATTATAAAAAATTCAAAGACCGTGTCGACGGTGAAAAATTGCCGGGTACCTGGCGTGCCATTTATAGTTATTTCTTTGACACATACAGACCCAACACACACCCCTGGGAGATGTTGGGATTTGGACAAAAACCCATGTGGTGGGAAGCACGATATGGTGTGGCACCTTACACAGGAAGCAATACTTTGTTGTGGGAAGATTTATCCAATGGTTACATTCATGCAGGAAATCGTGCCGGCATTGATTTCCGTTTTACTAGACCGGGACTGCTAGACATTATTCCTGTGGACGATTATGGTAATTTGTTGAGTCCAGAGACGTGGGCCACCGCTTCATTTGACAGCGCCAAGGCCAATGCCAGTTATAGTGTGGGCGACCAAGGACCCGTGGAATTCGCCTGGCGAACCAGCAGTTTATATCCTTATGCATTGCAATTTGCTCTAGCACTAAGCAAACCTGGATACTATTTTGGTAGCTTGATCAACATTGATCGCTACTATCGTAACCCCTCTCTGGGCCAATTGGTAACCAATGACACATATCAACGCATCACCCCAGACTCGGTGGCCATAAACGGATATTCCACGTCCGGAGTCATAACCAGGTCTGCCGGTTATTTAAATTGGATACGCGACCATGTGTTGAGTATTGGCATGGACCCAGATATCAATATAAAAACCTATCTAGATACAGCAACAGTTCAACTGGGGTACAAGGTTGGTGGATACACTGATAAAAAGTTTATTGAAGTATTGGCAGAACAGGGATCTCCAACCAATACCAACAACAGTATCATTATACCCACTGAAAACTACAGCATACAGTTGTCAACAAGTACACCTGTGCGCAAGGCTGTTTATAGTGCCGTGGTGATAGAACGAACACAAAATGGCTACACTGTCAACGGTTACAATCAAAGCAGTCCATATTTTACTATTATTCCAAGTCTGGCCAACAATAACTATTATGCTATTTCGGTACTAAAATCTCGTGGCATAATTTATAAAGATTATCAGCCCATTAAATTAACTGTGCCTTATGGTTATGAATTTGGAACCACGCAAGAAATAGTTGACTTTTTAATCAGCTACGGCCGCTACTTGGCATCACAGGGTTTTAGATTTGACCAACAAGATGAAAACTTACAAGAAACACGCAACTGGGTATTGAGCTCAAAAGAGTTTTTAAACTGGAGTCAGCAAGGCTGGAACCCCGGCAGTATCATTATACTGAGCCCGGTGTTTGACAAGATTACCTGCGTTCAATCCGATGGTGCGATTTCTTACATTGAAAATACACCCAGTGGCACAAAGATATTAAATCAAAACGGCAATTTTATTAAGAACAGCCAATTCAACGAAATGCGAGTAGGTAATACATTTACGTTGTCTGTGTCGGACAATCAGACCATTTGTTTGG